ACTCTATTCACTAGGGGCTGAACATCGACCCTCTGGTCTTCTAAGCTACTCCTTACTGTGACTATCCTACAAGGTATTGCTGTATAAATAGCTGACAGTTTATAATTGAAAAAGTCTTCTATTACTGTTTCAAATGCGAGTTCTCTCATTGTGTTTTTTGTCTCCTACTACACGTACAAATCATGTACCAATTTTTTCCTCTGAAGTCACCTGAAAAATCTACCTCTTCTACTCGGAGATATTCGGAGGTCTCTGCGTAATCCAGTCTGACCAAAGTACCCGGAACTACGTTTGCGTTTATTAAGGACGTAAACTTAACGCCTGTCGCCCTCTCAGCATCCTTGTCGGACTTATTATCTGAACCTTTGAATGGGTACGGCTTCTCTATCAAACCCGTTGTAGGGCTTATCACAGGGGCTGTGTCGATAGATTCCGATCCCACCGTCGAGAAGTCATTTATAAATAATGTCTCACCGTCAATACGCCATTGTAGCTTGTAGATCGAACACACCTTGTTCAACATCTCTTTAGGAGTCCCCGAGAGTGGATATCCGTAGACAATCTTACGAGATAACCCTGCACCCTTATAGGAACCTTTAGCCAATGCTGTCTGTTTTCTTATCACTTCTATCACATCTGCTACCACACCGTTCTCTGGTACTAGTTCAGACATTACTTTAAATGTTAAGTCAGAATAAGCAGGAGTTACCTCAATTTTTGTTACTCGGTCAGTGCCTTGCTTTTTTGTGTCAACTCCTGTAATCTGTCCCTGAAATAATCGGACAACATTATCTTGAGACTCATAGCCGCAAGAAAACACAGCAGTGGCATACTCTGTTTCTAAGTATGTTAATGAAATATCAGATAGATTATACACTGTTATAGAGCATCTGTCAATCTTATCTTTGTTATTAACAGACTTTCTTATACTAAAGGTGAGTTGCAAATCCGTTATACTCAACCCATCACCAGTATCTGCATCCCCTATTTGGAGTAGGTATTTTCTATCAAATAAATCCATTATTACTCTCCGTCGTCAAAAACGTAAAACAGTTTGTAAAACTCTTTAGGTCTTGTTATGATGTTGTCTTCGTCTTGGAAGGCAGTTTGCGTATTTGGTTGAAAATAGAAACCACCAGATAATCCGGGCAGTTTATAATCAAAGAAAAGTAACGTCTCTGGTGTTAGCCTTTCGTTTCTAACCAACACAGAACCTTCTGAGTCCTGTAGAGTAAGTACCCACTGACCCAACCTCTCTAGGAAGAGGAAGGTTAACGTATATCGGTTACCCTCTAGTGATACGGAATAAGAATAGAAGGTGTCGTTAAAAATTGGTAAGTCCACTTGTTGTAGTGCCATGTTATCCTCCTGATGCAAGATTTCGTAGGGCGAGTGCTGCAGACTCAACTGCAGATTCTCCGGTTATAATTCCGACAGCCTGTTCATAAGCATTCTTATCACCCTTCTTCTGTACCTGTGCAGCTCTCGTTGCGAAATCCTCTTGGACATCTTCAGGTAGTTCTTGCTCTAGCAGTTTAGAAATAACTATCTGCTCTAGCCCAATATCGAATACCAAAGAATCACCAGAAGTAGCTTCCTCTCTTACTGACACACTCGTTATAAACACATTTTCAATAGTACTATCTGTGTCTAGACCTTCATCAAATTCGTACAGAGTTAATTTCTCTCTGCTCTCTTGAAAGCCCTGTAATACTTTAAACAGTACTTTCTCAGAGTATACGGAAGCTCTGTTCTCATTTAGGTTATTTACAACAGGTGCTTCGTCTCTTAGCGTTGTTTGTATAAAGTCTGGTAGGAAGTTCAGGGGTGTATAACTCACCTGTACAGCAGTGGCTACACTTCCTTCAACCACAATCTGTTCGATGCCCATGTAAGCTCTATCTTCCTGCCCCAATGCTCTGTCAGGCTTTCCTGTATTAAAGTCAGCCCCTGTGATATTGCCTGCAATCTGAAATTTAGCATTGTTAGCTACAACATTATCAGATATTGTTCCAGACCCATCTACAGGGTGTTGGGTTACTTGGCTTGATAGACTCTTTGAGTAACTTGTGACAACATCTAAATAGATGAAGTCACTTGTTTTATTTTTTAATACTATCATTGTGAACCTACCGATAAATCTGCTACGGGTCTGAGTGAGTTGTTAATCACATCCTGAACAATCGTTCTAAAACCTTCAGGGTCTTGACCATTAGTTACACTGAGAGGTATATTAACCTCGTAATTATTAATATGTTGAGAGGTATTTGTACTATTTTCAAACTGTTGTGGTGCATACGGCCCCATACTACGAGTACCGTCATCACTATACTCACCACCAAGATTGGGTGCCAGATCAGGTCTAAACATACCTAGCCTTTGGTTTCTAGCTACCTCGTCTGTACTTCTATTTTCAGACACGTTGGATATATTGCGGAACAAATTACCAAAACCTATTGCATTCGGAACGGCCATTATAGGAGCGTCCATAAATTTGGCAAGATAACCGGCAGTAGTAGTAAGGGCACCTTTTTCTGCTTCTTTTTTAGCAGCCGGAAAGAATTTCCTAGTAGGATCATTCGCTGCGATTCTCTCTGCCCTGCTCTTACCACCTGCAAGTTTATTCAGCAACTCAAATAGTTCACTAAGTCGGGTGATAAAACCATTAAGTAGGTTTATTAGGGGTGAATCGGTTTCGTTGAATAGTCCAACAATAGTTGAAACATGCCCTGCAATAGTTCCTAGTAACGTCCCAAGAGAGTTGAAGAGTTCTAAGAAGTTCTTCCTAGTCTTCTCTGCATCATCCCCGAGTAGTTCTCCCATTAAACTTCCACGACCTGCAATAAAGGCTGAAAAGTCTTCGAGGGCTACTAACGCTAAAGCAATAAGTGTTGCCACTCTGGTGAATGGTATCGCAAGTAACGTAGCCACAATCCCAAGTGCTAGGATATTACCTTTTGCCATGCCTGTACGTTCAGACAATAGTTTTATACCTGTAGATAAATCTACAAGAAGACCTAAAGGTACTCTGAGTATAGCGCCTATGTAATGCCAAGCCTCACCAAATGCTCTTACTAATGGTAACATTTCTTTAAAGAAAGCTGCCATAGTTTTGAAGATACCCGCCTGACCTTTTTCAAAACCAGACTTAGAAAGTTCTTTAACCATATCATTGAATGTGTTATTGAACCTCATCTGTTCAGCAAGGGAGGTCATTTTTGCAGCCTCTAAAGCGCCACCCTTTCTTGCTTGTTCAGAAAGTATCTTAGCAAACTTTGGTAGTGCTGTTAGGGAGTTTACTTCACCGCTATCCATCATATCGAATAGCTTTGCAGTGTCACCGCCAGATACAGCTTCTGCCATTAACTGGATAGCAGCAGGGAATTTTTCACCTAGTTGCATCTTCAATTCTTCAGAGTATACCTGACCTTTGTTAAGCATCTGCTCAACAGCTCTCATAGAGCCTTTCATAGCTTCGTTGTCAAGCCCCATAACACGACCATACTCAGCCATGCCTTTGAAGACTCCTTGTACTGCACCTGTACTCATACCAGCAGTAGTACCAGCAGCAGCCATTTTAAGATAAGGGTCGGATTGTGCTCTATAGTCAAAGCCAACTTCGTTCCCCAGTTTCTTAACCCATTCTAGTTGCTTAGCACCTTTTTCTTCTGTACCAAATACAGCAGTAGCCGCAGTACCTTGACCAATAAGTTCTTGGTTAATTTGGTTAAGTTTACTAATACCAAAACCTAAACCTAAGCCGGGTATAAGTGCTCGACCCATACCACCACCAGCGGCACCAAGACCTGCACCTGCAAATCCCCCTGCAGCGCCTCGTCTTCCAGCGTCCCCAGCACCACCGAGAGGCCGTCTAACGTCTGCCCTTATACGTATCCTAGCGTTCTGTTCAACAAACCTTATAGCCTCTCTCATGTCTCTCAGGAGGGCGTACTTATCTACGTCGAACCTATTGAGGTTAACTATAGGTGAGATACCCCTTGTAGAGGCCAGTCTGAGTCTCGCTTTAAGTGCTCTATGTAGACGTGTGTTGAAGTCGTCGCTAAACCTAATACCAGAGATAGGTACAGAGATTCTAGCAAACTTTATAGTTGGTCGGAATGTTTGATTGGTAGCCAACTTCATTCTAGCTTCTAAAGCTCGTCTAAGCCTTGTGTTGAAGTTGTCGCTAAAGCCAAAGCGGGATATATTAACTTTAATATTAGAAAGAGAATCTTCAGTTATCCTTCTAGCGCGTCTCTCTAGAATGTCAAGCTGCTTATCAACTTTCTGAATATCAGTTTTATTGATTTTAAAACCAAAAGTAGCAAAAAACTCTGCTAATTGACTACCAGTAGCCATAACATTACCTCTTATTGTTCTCTTTTTCCCGTTGCTTCTGAGCTTCTTCTTTAAATGCTCTCTGCACATCGACTATTTCAAGTAAGTCGTGGAAATCTTTTAAACTATACGTATCTTGGAGTTCCTGCAGGGTACACAGGGTCGGTTCAAATAGCAGAAGACTCATTACCCGAGGGTCTTGAGAGAATGTATCTGCTACCTGTTTCTGCAGTTTACCAACAGGCTCGGAAGATTCTGTTACTTTTCTTCGGAACCTAGCATCGTAAAAACTGAGCCAAAGTTAAACATGACAATCTCCTTGAGCAACAGAAACAGCTCCATGTATCGCCCAGCGAATTCGTTGTCAAAGTTAATTGCAATGTTGTCTTTGGTAGCACCACGAACAACCATAGCTTCGATCATATGTTCGTCTACTTTGTCAATGTTCTCTGCTAGTTTTGCCATACCAATAGAAAGTGTGTCTTCTTCTGAGCTAGCTCCACTTTTAGTAATCTCAGCAATAGCTGGGAGAATAACTTGGGCCAAAGCTTTTTGATATTTTAGACCTTCGATAGCACCAAATTGGTTTAGAAGGTAGGAATCTTGTCCGATGGTTACTTGCTTTTGTTCGCGCATATTATTTACCTTTAGTTAAATTGTTTGTTGTAGGACTCGTGGTATTAGCCGTTACCGCCAACTGTGTAGTAGTCTGTAGTCAGGCAGATGAAAGACCAGCGTCTATACTCAATGCTGTCAGAATATACTAGTTCGGGGTAAGACTCAATAAATGAATCCTTACTTACTATTTTACTACTACCAAGCTGATCTGTCAAGTCTAAATTGAATCTTCCAGCATTTGTTCGTATATCTTCTTGGTGTAACTGTGTCAGAACATCGTTAATAATAGATGTCTGTATCAAGTCCACTGTGATGGTACAGGAAGAATCTCTATTTCTAATTCTGCTGTTACGCCCTCGGATACCTTTTATGATAGTAAAGCTAGGGGAGTTTCTTGATACAGTAATGGCTTTAAAGCCAGAAATCTGGTAGCCAGCCACTTCGAAGAGTACTTCTGATGGGCTGTATGTGTTTACTTCGAAAGCCATTCTAGACTCCTTTTATAAGAATGATCCAATACCACCAAGAGCAACACTGGCGAAATCTTCTAGTACAGAACTATCGTCGATATTGCCACCGTAGTTTACAACACCATTAGCGCCTTGCAACACCCAAGTACGTTCTGTAACAGCATCCGAGAACTCTAGGTCTGGTACTTCTTTTACCCAACAAGTTGGTGCTAGGAAAAGGCTGCTACCAAGACTGTCTTTCACAAACAGCGGTACTTTACCTTTTTGTGTCAGCTCATCTACTTGGTATAATTTCGTAAGTATTGTGTTAGTTGGGCTTGTAGATGCCAATTTTATTGTAATTGTAAAGGTTGAGTCTTTAACGTGTATTCTTGCAGTTTCACCATCAGCCGTTCTGGTTGTTTTAAATGGTTGAACATCTTTTGAGATACTTACAAAAGAGCCGCTTATGAAACCAGTTATCTGGTGGAATCCGCCGAGTAGAACACTCACGTCTGTTGGGGAATAACTAGCTATACGCATGTATGCAGCCTTCATAAAAATAGGAAAAAAAAAAGAGAAGGGAAGTTGCCTCCCCCTCCCTTAGAAGTTAAGAGCTTATGCTCTCCATTTACTTTCGACTGTTCCACCTAGCTGTTCGAATGAATCAGCATCTTCAGGTGTGAAGTTTGCGTTACCACCAAAGATAACATCGAGACGTACTGCTTGGATATCCCACTCACGTAGTTGCATTGTGTTACCAAAGCTTGCGTTAGGTACTTTACCTAAGAACGCTTCTTCGGCAAAGAACAAGCTTCGACCTGAGTTATCTTTAACAGTGATTGAGAACAAGCCAGAAGAATCTCTAGATGCTCTGTCATTAGCATATAGCTGAGACAGGATATCATTACTGTTAGATGTTTGTTGAAGTGGGAGTGTAATCATAGCCGAAGTGTTCGGTTGATAAATACGAGAGTTTGTATCGTCAGCACCAGTGTACAGGGTGAATGTTTCACTGTTTCTTTCAATAGTAACAATGCTATCCTCAGAGAAGCCGCTCACGATGTGTGAGAAAGCCCCTTGAGCAATTACAACTGTTACGTCTTGTGGGCTGAATGTAGATGTATATGTACTAGCCATTATGTCCTCCTATTAGACTGTAACTGTTCCGCGAACTTTAACAAAGTGTACAGCGCCTGCCAAACGGCCTTCAAAGGTAATACCTTCAAGATTACGTGTAGCACGTAGGTTGGCTGAGATAGCCAGTACGTTTGGCACAGAGACGGTTGGTTGTGGATTCGGTGCAAGACCGCCGTTAGCAATACCTTCAGCGAGAACTCTACGAATTTCGTTTTCGATCAGTGTAACACCAGCTTGCGTATAAGGAATCTTTTTAGTATTCACAAGACGGAAGTAGATGCTTTCACGCATACGAGCTTCGAGCCAGTCAACAAAGATAATAACGTCGATGAATTCACCACCAGCCATTGTACCTTCTGACATCATGCTCACACCGCCTACTCTTTCGTAGGTGTTGGCGTTAGTAGCTTTAGCAGCATTCGACTGTGTAGAACTTAGACCATTTACAGTAACACCTGTAAGAGACTTGAACTTCCAAGTATTTGATCCCGGCTGTTCTGCTATCTGCCCACCAATCCAAGAAGCTTCTGGATACTGTGTATCAGCAGTTGGTGAATAAGTTAGGAAGGTTCTTTGATAACCGAGGTCGTACAGTTGTGTACTGATGTCTGTGTCAACAGTAGAGTCGATGATGTCAACGTCACTTGAAGATGTACCAAATATTTGCTTACGGGCTTCAACAGCACCAGCAAGAGCTAGGATATCGGCTTCAAGGTGTGTCTCAGCAGCTAGAACATACCATTCGTTGTTCTCATCGCTAACGTTGTCGAGGGCATCAACCCAAGTCTCTGTAGCAGTGAAGACCAAACTGAATTGAGTAGTAGCTACAAAGCTATATTGGTCGCCGCCAACAGCAGGTGCAATATCGAAAGTACCGTCAACATTATCTGTAAAGGTAATCGTAGAGATACCAGCAGTAGTAAAGGCAGTCTCAAGTAGCGCAACAGCGGCTGTAGCATCTGCAGCACCTGAGATATCTGTAGTAACTGTCTGACCATCGTAGGTCAGTTCAACAAGACCGGTCAGGCTATCTAGCGATACTGCAATACTTTCTGCGTATCTCTTACCAACTACAATCTGTGGTGGTCGAATATCTTGACCAAAGAATTTACTTGCAGCAATATATACTGAACTAATAGATGAAAAATCAGCAGCAACTTCTAAAATGCTTGCGTATGATCTGGCTCTTTCTACAAAGTTCGCATGTGTTGCAAGGAACATAGGGACGTTAAACGCTGCTCTTGACACAGCGGTAGTTTCCCTTGAGATTTGAATGTCAATAATGTCTGTAAGAACAGTCATTGCTTACTCCTTAGCTAAGGTTATGGAATTATGTTTTCGTTCCAAGAAACGGTTTCTATAATGTCTATCGGTTGCGAGGTCACGACAGCATATGAGAAGACAACATCAAGGATAAAGTTCTCTACCCAAGTTGTGTCTCTTTTTTCTGGTATTCTGCGAACCTCACCTTTTCGCATAATGGCGAGGCTTTCTGTCCCAAAATAGAACCTAGAGGCGGGATTGTCAGCTACAGTTTCAAACTCGAAGGCTACGTCTCCTGCTTCTAGACCTATAAACATATACCGCACAGTGACTTCATAGACACTGACAGAGCTTATAGTTGGGTCTGGTGCGGCATAGGTATTTTGATACTCCATACCAATCTTATCTGTCTTCAAAATATTGATAGAACAATAAGAATTTTTAGGTTCTTGCTCTCCCTGATGCGAGTGTATTACCTCGTTATTTGGGATAAGAGCTTTGCTAGAATTGTAGAGAGCTGTTCGTAAAGAAGAATAAATGCTCATGGTGTAGGCCACTCCGAGTCTAGTTTCTCTTTCATAACTCCGATAGCTTTGTAATGATCCAATACGTG